ACCTGTAAGTGTAGGTGAAGCTAATCTTACAAAATTACCAGTTCCTGTACCTGTATATTCTACTCCAGAAAGGTGGTAATGATCCCCTGCGGCACCTCCTAAAAGTCCAGTGAGAGATTCGTGATTAGACGATCCAGCTGCAGAGAATATGCTAACACTAACAGAATTACTTGCTTGCACTCCATCAATTGAATTTAAGTCAGCTTGGATAATATCATTATAACTTTGCTGAGTGGCAATAATTTCAATTAATTCAGCCGTTACAATTCCAAGTTTAAAACTTCTTTTATATGACAGAAATGCATAATAACGAGTATCATCAGCACTTTCATCTCCTATGCTAACTATATTATCAAACCCTACTGTGTTTGCTCGATCTTCAAATGAACAACGTAAATAATTCTTAAATGAATATCTATCATTTAAAATGTATCTGCAATAAATATCTATCAAAGCAATGTCTTCTGTGTGACCGTATGTTCGCCAATCTGCTGTAACATGCAGTGCAGAATCATAAAACATCAATGCTCCTACCTCAGTCACCTGTGTTGAATCTGCCAATAAAGTTACCTCCTCAACAACATCTATTCCTTTATCTGAACTTTGTACAAACAACTGATCGTATGTCACAGCAGATCCCTCTTCTGCCTCATCTGAATTAACTATCTTTGATATAGCAAAATCCTTTAATTTGAAATCTGCAGTTATCCAACGAGCAGGACCATCAACTTGAAGGAATGATAATTTTACGCTATAATTACCTGTTGCTATTACTTTCAAACTGTCATGTACCGTACTTTCATACGCTTGCCAGAAACTCTTAATGACAAAATATAGATCCTTAGTTGTTGCATCTGGTCTTGTAACGGTGATTTTAATCAAAGGTGACTTCAAAGGATCTGCACTTGTATGACTATCTAATATATGATTGAATGTTATTTTCAAATAATCATTATCAGTGACCTGAGTAACACTAAAGTTTGCAGTTTGTACATATTCATCATAGGTGCTATCATCACTGGATAAAGTAACTACTCCTGCCGCCTCAGCATGACCATCACTAAAATCAATTGTCCATACAGCTGCATTACCCCAATCACTGAGATCCATTCCAGTAACATCTCCTCCCATATCCTTATTACGGAATGTAATCTTTGTAGTATTTACAGGTCTTATCTTCTGTTGTTCAATGTCAGTTTTAAAATGGTAATTATTCAGATTAATTATATTATCCGTTTCGGTACGACTTTGTTCTGTTAATGTTGCCCAATCAAATATAAATGCATAACTGTCTAATTCCTTGTGGTTGGTTATCTGATAATATCCTTTATATTGTTTCAGGGTTACTGTAAAATCCTTTAAAATAGCTTCAATCACATCCCAGCAAGACATAAATTCCACATTACCACTTGACCAATCATAAAATCTACGACAATCTATTTCTGTAAATTCTAAGGCACAATCTGTGGAAGCCATATATGTGCTTTCATACGTACCAAGTTGAATCTTAAAATTCAAATCAATTCCCAATGGAGAAAGTGCCTCTTTCAATATTTCAATAATTGATTCACGATCACTTATTGTGTCTCCATTCCCAAAATCAATATCATGTAAATCTGCAAGAGCATCAGTGGCGGACAAATTAATTCCTATGTATGGAGGATTCTTACTGTATTCTCTACTGAGGTTTTCAGGTTTCAAATATCCATCAAATTCCAATACGTCATCAAGATAATACCGAATCTTATAATCCTTATAATTACTTTCAAATAAGGCATCAAATTCAGCAATATCCTCTCTGGTACAGTAGAAAAGAAATTCTAATTCTTGTCCTTGTATTATAGTTTTATGAAAATCATCTTTACTACCACCCGCATGTCGAATGACAACAGGCTCACCACCTGCATATTGAATGGTTTTTACAGTATCAGAAAATCCATCGGATAGTATCTCAATTCTATTGAGTAAACCTCCAAGATCATAATACTGATGATAATATTCTACTTCGTATGCCATTTAAAAACTATTTTTGCGTTTGCGTTTAATCTCTTCTACAATATAATAAATATCTTCTCCTCGCTGAACCCCTTTAACCGTAACTTCTATTAAAGCAGGCTGAAGAGAACCAAGTGCCTTTGGAGGTGTTACAATTTCTCCTGATGTAAGCCTTGCTGGATAACTATCATTTGGATAACCAGGAGGGATAACAGCTCCTTCTGCTAAACCAGGAATAAGATTCATTCCTGCTATTGCTGCTGATCCTGTGGCTATTCCTGCTACCACTGTACCAATCGCTGATGCCATAGCTGCCAAATTACCTGGAAATGGAATCCATGCAGCAGATGCTGCTGCTAAAGCCACTGCTAATTGTCCAGCTGCTATTGTTTCAGCAGTGGTTACTGGAATAGATGCTGCTTCTGCTGCTGTTTTTGCTACCGTGGCTCCTGTCAATGCTGTCGTAGCTGTTGTGGCTATCGCAGTAGAAACTGCTGTTTCTGCTATTTTAACTGCGGGAAAAATAGCTTCAACTATTCCCTTGGCTACTATTTGTGCTATTAACTGTTGAAAACTTCGTAATATTGATAATGCCCAATTATTTACATACTCACGAAAATTCTGAAAGCCTTCTTTTGTAATCATAAAGAAATCAGTAAAGGCATCTGTTAATCTATTTACTATTTCCTGTTGAGCAGAAAGTTCCTTCATTTTCTCAATCATAGTATCCATCAAAGGCATTCCTGGTCTCATACCAGCATCCCACAAATTATTTAATGTTGTCTTGAAAAAAGACATTTGAGCCTGAGTAGTATTAAATGATTCTCCAAGAGTTCTATTCTTTAATGTTATAAGATCCAATTCTGTTTGAAACTTCTGTAGAGGAGTTATATCAGTAGTTGCACCAAATCCAATAGCACCAGTTCTTTTAAATAATTTTTCATAATCAGTGGAGACACCCCCTTTAATTCTATTTTTTTCTATTCTATCTAATTCCTTATTTTGTTCTTTAAGTGTTTCATTATAATTTTCCAAAACTTTAAAAGCCTTTTTCATAGCATTTGTTTCCTCTTCAATCCCATCTGTAACTTCCTTTATTACTCCAACTGCTCGTCCACTACTATCTATAAAACTATCTATGGCTGATTGAGCACCTTCAACTTGCTGTTTATATACACCTAACTTTTTATTTTCATTTTCAATTGTTGCAGCATACTGTCCATGGACGGTAAGCATCCTCTCAGCCCATTTCCATTCCTTCCATAATGCAGTTCCTTTAACAGCTGGAGGTCCTTTGGCTTGAATAGCAATTGCCTTTTCATAGTCTTTTGCAGATACTCCTGCCTCAGCATAATAGTACTTAACCCTATCCAACTGTTGTTTCACAGCATTTGTTGCCCAATTAAGATGACTTTGTAATTGCATAAAGTTCATCTGGGCAAAGTCAACTTCTGTTAAATCTTTTAACTTCTTTAACTCACCATTTACATCCACCAATGAAGTATAAAATGAATCATTGGCTCGTATCGTATCCTCAACTTTCCTCTGATATCTTATTAATCCTACCGCAGCAAGTCCTAAAACAGTAACCAAAATTCCCCAAGGACCACCTGTTATCACAGTTGTAAATAACAATCTGGAGGCGGTTATAGCTACCTTCATAACGGCAACCAAACCAGATATGGAATATATAATAAGAGAGAATGCCATAGATAATGGTCCTGCTGCTGCTATCCATGCCAGTTGAACCAATTTATTGTGTTTCTCAGCATCACTTAAATCATTAAACCAAACAGTCAATTTCTCTAATTTCTTTATCAAACTTTCCAAAATAGGTAGGAAGGTTTCTGCCACTGTTTTCCCCAATGAAATAAGAGCAACCTTAGAAGAAGAAATAGCAACATCATATCTTACTTTTATAGTTTTAGCAACTGCTGCAAAGGCTTCTCCCAATGTTCCAGTGGAATTGGTTACTCTCTCCATCAACTCAGAGTTATACTTCATATTCTTTCCAGCCAAACTCAAATAAAGCATTAAGGCACGGATATTTGGAAAAATATTACCTAATGTTTCAATTCCGTATTTTTCTGTTAAACCTCTCACTTTTTCAAGAGTAGGCATAAGTCCCTTCTCTGCCAGTGACTTCCTTAATTCTCCAAAAGATGAACCCAACGCTTCTATCTGATCAATACTCTGCTTGGCTGGTTTTATGAGTTTCATAAGGAAGTTCCTCAGGTATGTGGCTGAATTGGCAGCACTTGCTCCACTTAACGTCATGGCTGCCATAGCACCTGCTACCTGATCAAAAGAAACTCCTAATTGTGCGGCATAAGGAATAACAGACCCAATAGAAGTTGCAAACTGATCAGCTTCCGCCTTACCTTCTCTTACTGCAGCCACAAGGATATCAGTAGCATAGGCAGCTGTCATTCCAGTTCCGGCATAAGCATTTAATACTGATGTAAGTAAATTAGCTATATCTTCAGTCTGTCCTAATCCCGCCGTAGCCGCCTTTGCAGATACTTTCAACACCTCCATTGCTCTGGCTCCCTTAATACCGGAAGAGGAAATAAAATATAAAGCATCCGCTAATTCCTGTGGTCCTCTGGCGAGTTTTGGAGCCACCGCTAATATCTCAGCACTCCATGCATTAACAGCTTTTTGAGCAACTCCAGTCAACCCTACAATTTTCTGCATAGAAAACTCATAACTGGAAGCCATTTTCATAGCAGCCTTTCCTGCCATGACCATTGGCATAGTCACAGCTGCCGTTGCTAAATACCCAAAAGTACGAAACCTCTGTGCAGTGGTGTTTAATGATTTTGTAGCATTATTCAACCCTGTTACATCAGCTCCTATTGTCACCCAAAGTGTACCTATGTTCATTTCTTCTCTTTCTTTTTAACTGATGGTATTTTACCACTTGCCACTCTCTTATTATGTTCTCCAAATATGTCCATCAATATTCTCTTCTGCTCTTCAACACTTTGTACATTAATCTTCTTCTCTTTAGCATCCCAATCCAACATGAAGTCCATTGGTGCAGTATGTTTTGCTCCTTTCTTACCATGTACACAAATTGCTATATTGGTAATCAAAGAACTTAGATATGCAAGTCTAAAATCATCCCTCCACGTACCTATTGGATCTAATCTATCGTATGCTTCCCATTCACTCAACTGTCTTGAAGTCAGTTGATCCAATAGATGATCTGGATGAACTACTCCTATTTCTCTGCAGAGGCGGAATTGGAATTGTCGGCTTGGCCGACATCGAAGTTTTTTACTAATGCCTCCTTATCCTCTTCTGTAATTGCATTGAGTTTTTGTGCAACATTAACTATCTTCTCAAGTCTTGCTGCACTCATGTTTCTACTTAATAAATCATAATCCTCAAATTTCAATAGGGCTTCACCGTTCTCATTACAAAGTGTGCAAACTGCTAACTTTGCCCGAAAATCA